GACAGACCACCAATCATATGGATGAGACCGAACCCATAGAAACCTAGTCCAGGTAAAAATTTAAAGTGAACAAAGTAATCTATTTTATTTTTGTCCGGATCTCCAATTTCGTAATTTCGTCTAATAGATAAAATTTTTCTAGTAGCTAATTCTATTGTAACAATGTATGGAATTTTTATTCCTGATTGCTCACCTGTTTCAGGATCTTGATCTTCAAATCCTTCCAAGTCTAAATTTACGTGACACTCAATCAAAGTATAAATATCTTCATCTTGTGTTTTTTTAGTTCCTTCTAATTCTCTCTCTTTTTTCTCAACATCATTTTCTTGATAGCCAGGTGTACCTAACTCTATATCTAAATAGAAACCATTTACTTGTTGTTTTCTTAAATCATTTTTTGACATCTTGATCCGGTGAATGACTGCCTCTGCATCAGCCAATGAGGTAGCTGAATAAGGGACAATCAAATCATCTGCCGGAACAAACTTTGACGTAGCTCTTTTTTCTAGTTCATCGTAATAAACTTTTTTAAACGCTGAACCTGCAAGAGGGAGGTAAAAGAGCAGTGAGTCAAAGTCGGGCTCATAGTCTGACATTTTTTCCATGAGCTCGTAATTCATGTAATCTTTAACACGTTCTGCTTGTTGTGTTTTTTCTGGACTTGGTGCACCAACAACTTGAGTTCGAACCGGTCCGTTTGCTGGTAATAATTCTTTATAAGCTAACGCTTGAAATTGTGTAACTGCTTCTGCTAACACTGGGTGAGTTGCACCTGAAGCTCCTTGAAATGGTTCTGTTCGCATATCGTATTTGAAACCAAGTAAGTCTAAACCTTTTGTGTAACTTTGTTCCCAATCTTTTCTTGACGCGTTATAGTCATTATATTTTTGAGTTAAGGTAGAACCTAACTCGTCTAATACTTCGTCTGGTAAAAATTCTGCTAAGTTTGCATAGTGCTCGTCACCACCTTCTGGTGATGCTGCGTTAGGATCAAAGTCAACTGTAACCGATCCATCTTCTGATTCTTCTATTTCAACTGGTCCTGGTGCCTCTTGAGCTTCTACTATTTCCTGTTCAACAGCTTCGTTTATTTCTTCCTGACCTGGAATATTAACGCTGCCTCTTGG